TATTTCTACAGCACCTTCATAATAATTCTCTGGTTCACAATTCCAAGTAGCATTACTGTTTCTTAAATTACTTCCAGTTTTTATATATGTGTTTTGATTTTGATACTGTTCTCTTTCTGTATTAACAAGAGTTCCTGTATGATAATAGGCAAAATGTTGCCTAGGGGGAGAATGCATTTGTTGAGTAGTGCTTGTTATCGAATGACTATTTTCTATTAGCGCTCCAGAAAAATGACTTTCCATATTTACTTCTCCGGGATTTCCTAACCAATCTAAATCTAATGAATATGTAATTCCTCCTACATTATATCTTGTAACATCAACACTACTAGATGTGACTAAACAATATCCTTTTAACGTAATGTCGCCTTCATATGTAAAAGCTACTGGAACATTCATTGCTGACATAGAAATTAATTCATCTCTAAGACTTTTCGCATCATCTAAATCATCAACAGCTAAAGTACCACTAAAGCTAACAGATTTACTCTGATCTAATCCTCCGCCAAAACTTAATCTTCTAGGCGAAGTAAATGTAAGTCTGCCTACTGTTACCGTATGAGCCATTAGCACATATCCTTTGTTCTACATTGTTCACAGTATCTATAATCTGGACCATAAAAATAGTTACCACATTTAAAATCTGATTTACAAGGTTTTAAAATATCTGTATCTGTGTTATCAATCATTATCTACCTAATACAGAAGAACTATTTCCTTCTTTTTCTAAATTGACTAAAGCTTTTCTAATTGACTGAGCTGCTTTTCTAGCAGATTGAGGATCTGAAGGAACACCTGTTACATTAACACTTAATTGATTTACAGTAATTCCTCCACCAGAACCACCACCTATTCCTGTAGGTGTTACTCTAACACCAGTAGGACTTGGAGAAATAATTTCTGGTCCAAACTCTCCAACTAATGCTCTCTTTCCTACATTTAAAAATCCGCCTGTATGTAATACTTTATCCAACAGACTACCTTTATCTGAACCGGGTGGTGTAGTTGAAGGAGGTTGTATGTTTCTTAAATCTGGAAATGGCAGTTCCATACCAAAAGATTCAAAAATCATATTAACTTCACCTTGTACTCTTTTAATATTAGCCATAGCTTCTGTAGTATCTATTGTAAGTTTCGCAGCTTCTCTTTCTACAAATATTGAATCAAACATTGTAGCAACTTCATCAAATTGTGATTTAAAGGTAGGTGCCATTGTATTTGCTGTATCAATTATGCTTTGTATTTGTTGCTCTGGCATACCTGCAGCTGCAGCTATCTTTTGAAATTGTTTTACACCTTCAGGTCCTGCAGCAATAATTCTATCTGCAAGTTCAAATAATTTGAGTTGAGTATTAAATTGCTCCATCTTAGCATCTGATATACCTTGTTGAGCTGCAACCTCAGCATCACTTTGACTTTCTATTTGAGATTCTAAATCTGCAATTCTTTCTTCCATTGCTGTTATTTCTGGAGCAATTAATGTAGCTTTCTCTTTTAATTCGTCAAATAAATCAGTTTGTATGTTTACTTGTTCTGTTAAAATATCTTTTTGTAAGTCGAGCATTTTTTGGAAATTATCTCTACCTTGAAAGCCATCAATTCCTTGAGTTGTTCCTGTCATTTCAGCTAGTCTTTCTCTAGCTGCTTGTACTTCATCAGCAGTAGCGACACCTCTTTTCTCAGCTTGTTCTAAAAATTGTAACTCTCTTTTAGCGTCTTTAATTGCTAATCTTTCTGAAGCAGTATCTTTTTTATTAAGATTTGATTTCATTTGTAAAAGTCTTAATTCTGCTTGATTTATTTTTAGTCTTTCAAATCCTGTTACTACTCCTTCAGCGCCAAACTTAGATTGAAGTTTTTCTAAATCTGCTTGTAAATCTACTTGTTCAGCTAAATTTTTAGTTCCTTCTTGAACCACTTTGTTGTATTCTTCTTGAGCTTTTGTTATAGCTGCTTGACTGTTTTGTATACTTTTAAATGTATTACTAAAATTAGTGAATAAATCAAAAGTACTAATTAATCCAGTTTTAAATTCAGCTAAACCTGCTTTATAGCTATCGCTGGAAAATAAACTTTCCATATTTAATCTTCCAGCCATATCTTTTTCGATAGATGCAATTTGACTGTTAGCCCATTCCATTAAGTCAGCTTGTTCTGTTATTGTAAAAGTACTTAAATCTTCTGCTGCTTTTTTAGCAGCGTTTAAAACAGCTACTGTAAATTTACCACCATTCTGTTCCATTCCTAAAGCAAGAGCATCAGCAAACGCTTGACCATAAGGTATAAACCTTCTAGCAGGAGATTTAATTCCAAATTCTAATATAAGACCTTTTTCACCATTTTCAACAGCAGCAATAATGGCTTGTTTTATTGCATCGCCATTTTCTCTTATTCCTTTAGAAAGACCATCTACTATGTCTCCACCAAACGGTTCAAACTTATCTCTTAACTCATCTCCACTCATTTCTATTTCGTCAGGAATACCTGCTAATTCTTTTAATAAGTCTTCTCTCATAACACGTAAGTTAGATTCAGCTTCTTGAGCTAACTCAGGTGCGTTTAAAAAGTCTTTAGCAGCTGTTAAAGCAGCTGGACCTTCTTGAGCTAAAGTTGCAGCTAGTGCTTGAAATCCTTGAGCTTGAAGTGCTTGAATTGTAGCAATAAATTCAGCAGAAATAATAGCTTGATCTTGAAGATTTCTAGTCATCTCACTAGCAGACATCTTTATCTGCTCAGGTATATTGTTGAAAAGACTAACAATACTTCTAGCTGATTTTTGTGCTATTGATTCTATGTTTGCTGATATAGTCATTTGTTGAGTTATAATATCAAACTCTTTTTGCAATTGATCTGAAGCTAACTGATTACCTTCTTCTGTTAATTTATTCTGAAAAGCTTTTATGCTTGCAGAAGTCTCCATATTTCTTATTTCTTCTTCTGAGTAACCTCTGTGTTCTAAAGCAATTCGTCCTCGTTCTCTCTCTTTAGCCAAGAGATTTGCTCTTTGCCCAATTTGTGTATCAAGAATATTTTTTTCACCTTCGTGTATAAGCATTTGTTCAGCAATTGCTTCAAGCTTTTCTCTTTCATTAAGAGCAATTCCTTTACCTAATTCTGATTCTCCATCTGATAAATCTAAAATTCTTTGTTTTAACACTGCAATTCTGACTATTTCAGCTTGAATAGCTTGTTGTCTTTTTATTTCATCTTGCTGATAGTGAGTAACCATTTCAAACTCTTCAGCTTGTTTATTAAGTTCTTTTGATTGTGCTTCCAATACTTCTAATAAAGGTATTGCTGCTGTTCTAGGATCCATACCATCTTGAAAAACACTTCTCATAAATTCTTCAGCTTCAGGTAAAGTACTTCGTAAATCATTTATAGTTGTAAAGAAATCACCTACAGCACCACCAGCACCAGTAATATTTTCTACAGCTTGTTCAAATACAAATTCAAGGCTGTTTCCTAAGTTTTCTACATTTTCATCTACTGTCTGTATGTATAATGCAGCGTTTAATATTTTAGATATTTCAGAATCATCTACTTTAATTCCTGCAGCATTCAAACTACTTTTTATGCTTTCTGCGTCTATCTTGTCTGAATCTGATAAAAGACTTTCAAAAGCTATTCCTGATATATCTAGAAACTCATCTTTAAGAATTTGAGAAGTATTTTTTAAATCTGCTAGAGATTTGTTAGCACCACCGGCAAACTCATCTATATTTTGTAATGTATCTGAAAAAGCTACGGAAGCACCTGATGAAGCTATTTCTTTAAACTCTTTGTTAATTTTAGATAAAAATGCTAAAAAGGCAACACCTGCAGCTACACCAGCCATAGTTGAAAAAAGATTTCCTGTAACTCCGTTTAATATAGCTGTAGAAACAGCTACACCCTCTAAAGTTTTTTTCCATCTTAAAAATTCAATTATTAACAGTCCCATCATTGAAACTATTTTTGAACCAAAAAGTATTTTAAATAATGATTTAAATAACTGTATAAAGTGATCTAAGCCAAAGTTTGTCTCAATTAAACCTTTTGCAAAACCTTGTAATCCAAATATTAGATTTCTAACCATTGGGAGTAATCCTTCACCAAGCTGCATAGCTGCTTCTTGAAATTGATTTTTAAGAAGTATTAACTGTTGTTTAGTAGTTGCGAATTTTTTAGCTGCTTCTACGTTTAAAGCTACATTAGCTTCATAAGCTGACCTAGATGTAACTAAAGCATCTCTTAATAACCCTTGAGCTGTAGCTAAACCATTTACAGCTAGCTGAGTTCTTCTCTGAGATAAATTAAGTTTTTGTAGTACATTTTGTAGACCGTTTACCCTATCTTCTGCTGTTGATAAACCTTCTATAAAAGTTACTACAGCTAAAGCTGCATCTTCTTGAAAATCTTTTTGAAATTGTTCTGCACTAGTATTTGAAATTGTAGAAAACAGTTCTAACTGTTCCCCACCTGTTTGTATTGCTCTTTGTATTTCTTGAAACACACGAGCTATAGCAGTACCACCAGCTTGAGCTGGAACACCAATAGCTTGAAGTGCTGTTGCAAAAGCTAAAGCGTCTTGAGTTGATGCACCTGATTGTTCAGCTGCTGTTGCAATACGTAAAACTGTTGTAATAATTTCGTCTTCAGTTGCTGCAAAGTTGTTACCTAATTCAACTATAGATGCACCAGTTCTTTCAAAGAAATCATCTAATCCTGAATCAGGTATGCTTGCAATAGCTGCTAATCTAGCTAAAGCCAAAGCTGCATTCTCTGTAGATAAAACAGTAGCAACAGATAACTTAGTTACAGTTTCTGTAAATGTTTCTATGTTTTGAGCTTCTATACCTAACTGACCACCAAGCTCACCAATTCTTGCAAGTTCTGTAGCAGCAACTGGTAATTCAGTTGCTAAGTCTCTTATGGATTGACTTAAACGTTGTAAGGTTTCTTCATCAGCATCTACAGTCTTTCTTACACCAGCAAAAGCATCTTCAAATCCCATTAAGCTAGTTACACCAGCTAGTGCAGCAACACCTACACCTGCAGCTGCAGCAGAAACACCAACAAATGCACCATTAACTACAGCATTAAATCTTCTAAAGTTTTTTTCAACGCCTTGAAATAAGGCATTAGCTTCGTTCTGAATGTTATCGGTGCCGGCAAGACCAGCCTCGATTACCATACTTATTACAGCATCAGCATTTTGTCCGGGACCCATTAACTATCTCTCTCTTGTTTGATTAATAAATTCATCCATTGAAACTTGTTGTCTCTCTTTGTTAGTCCTGCCTTTAAATTTATCCCTTTGCTGTTTGTACCAGCTTCTAGGGTTCTTTTGCTTTTGTTCTTCACTGATATACTCTTCTCCAGATCTAACAGCATTTACTAGTGGTAAAAAGAACGCAGAATCTTCAAAAGGTAGATTTGTAAGAAGTCTTACAAATTTTTTCCAACCTATTAAAAGGGCATCTTCAATTTGATAGTGTCTTAGAAAATCTGATTCTATAGCACTCCATCTTTCTATCATTTCTGATGGAGAGTATGTTAGTTTGGGCTTTCTTCGTCACTTTCATCTATTGGACCTGCGTTTAACTGTTCACCTTGAGCGGTTATACCGTACTCTTCCAATAAAAAAGCCAAAAGTTTTTGTAACTTCTCCCAAGATGCTCCATTTTCAAGCATCTCGTCTAAGTTCTTTTGACCGACTATTGTAGCAAGCCATTCTGGAATTTGCGCTGCAATTAACTGACCAGTGTCATCCATAAATCGCAGTTGACTCAATACTACCCTTGCAGGCAGTTCAGGAGGGAACTCATAGTTCTTTCCCGCTATTTTGACTTTAATCGATTCTTTGTCAGACTCTTCGATTGCAGCGTCAAAATCCATAAATCTACTCTTCTCACTCATATACTTCTCCTATCTAATATTACGGATTACTTGATCCACCTGCTCCGGCAGCGTTGGTGTTATCAACGATGTCGAATAGGTAGCTGTAACCGCTACTATCTGAACCAACATTTAATGTTGAGTCAGGTACTAATATCTTGAACTCTGTTGCTAAAACAACTTTTTGTGGAGCTTTTGCGTGTTGCATAGAGAAAGACCCTACGCTTACAGCACGTGGAATCCTAACGTGTCGTGTTGCGACACCATTAGTTCCAGTTGGTCCATCAACAACTAATAACAAGGCATACTCGTTAAAAGCTGAAGATGTTGGAGGTACTAAGGTGTTGTAACCTGTAGCACTTGTTCCAGCAGCACCAGATGCACCGCTTCCGATTACATCGGAAGTTGATGATCCTCCACCAAGGGCTATAACCAACTTTGCGTGTGATGCTTGTGAAAGCTCACCTGTTAGTCTAACTTCTTGGGAAGTTTTAATTGTTTTAATTGGATCTACTTCTTCAGCCACCATAATGTCTTCAAAAGTTTTATCCATTTCAAGAGTCCAACCATCTTCTGAGTAGCCTACTTCTTCCCAAGCAACAGTCATTGCTGTTGGGCTTTCAAAGGCTCCTGCTGTCCCAGAATCATCTCCCGGAAAAGCTAAAGAGGTTGTTGTTCTGTCCTTAAGATAAAGGACACCAGTACCTATCAATACTTCAGATATTGAACCGCTTGTAGCTGGCATATTACTCTCCTACTATATATACTTATACTTCAATTGTCGCGACAATTGACTTACGTCAATTACCTATTACTCTTCTTCTGATTTATACCAATCTTCAGAAGGGTCTTCTTCCACGACTTCTTTGATTTCTACCTTGTCGGAGATATCAAAGCGCTCAACTACTTTTTTGGAATTGATGACTTCATCTTCAGCAATGAAGACTTGTCCGTGCATATTGTCGCTCATTGGCTTCATATGCTTACTCATATCCTTCCAAGTAGATTCTGAGACTTCTACCCAAGAATCCTTCTTAAAGAGAGTTTCTTTACCATTAACATCCCACCACACTTGTGTGAAACTCATTAATGGATTTACACTAACTTTTTTCATATTTACTCTTCAATCCTATACGTCATTGTTATAGTAATAGTATACAACCCCAAGCCAGTTTCTGTTTCCTCTATTCGTGAAATTCCTTCAATGATTTCCATACCATAGATGAAAGCATTAGCACTTCCAGAAAGAGTGATTAAAGCATTGCCTTCGTTAAAAGCTGCTTGTTGTACTCCAGCTGCTAGTGAATAAGCTTGTGCATAATCTGGTTGAGGATCTGAACCATTACCACCCCATCTACCTGCATAACAGTTGATTGGGATAACAGCTTCTTCTATTAAAACTTCAGAAAATTGATCTATAGGTATACCTCCAGCTCTATAATAAGTTAAAAAAGGTAATTCAGCATTTCTAGGTAATCTAGTTGCTATTCTTGTAGAACAAATATTACTTATAGGTGTTCTGTTTAAAGCCCAAGCTCTAAATACTACTTCTGCATCAGGTGCAGATTTTTGATCTCCGTATGCCATTTATCTCCTATAAATCTTCAAATCTAATTATATACCCTTTACCCTTTTTGTACCCACCAACTCTATAACCTTGAAAATCTCTTTCTCTGTGTCTATATCTAATTCCATCTTCTTTAGCTTTTAATGCTGCTGTAAGTATTGCTATATCACTTAAAACACGCATTCCTGATTGTGGTTGCATTGCTAATGCTCTATTTAAGTCTGATGGATTAGCATTCATTAATATAGCTGCATTGTCTGCAAACTGAGGACTTGTATTTGAAGCACCTGTTAATCCATATCTTCTTTGTTTTTTAGGAGCTATGTTGTCATTTATTCTAGCCATTCTTAGTTTTCCTTCGCCTTCATCAACAAACATAACACCAGTTCCTGTTTTTCTAGTTACATTTCTTACTTCTCCACCAGATTTTGTTGTAAGGCTTATTCCATTTTTTTGTATCTTTCCACTTTTTGTATTAACTTTTAGTGCCATCATCTCTGTAGGAAGAGCAGGATCGTTAAATTCAAATAAAACAGAGTTTTTACCATATTGAGTATTGCTTGCATAGATTCTTCTTCTAGTGTCTGTTCTACGATCTCTTGTTTGATTTACTCCACGTAGTCTAGGTTGTCTAACTTCTATATAATACCCACCTGCTTTTTGTCTAAAGTTTAATTGTTGTGATTCATCAACTTTAAAACTTAACCTAACTAAACCACTGTCTGTACTTCTTGCAGATTGTCTATTCTTATTGCCTTGATTAGAAACTGCTTTTAATTTTCCAGATACAGCACTAACAGAAACATCTTTATCTACTGTTAAGCTATCAAAGTACCCCTTGTTTTTACCTTTCTCTAGCAATGCTTGATTAATTAATTTTTGTTGTAATCCACCACTAGTTCCCCTTCCACCAAAATACTGACCTCTTACTCTTCCTGTTTGAGCTTCTATAATGTCTTGAACTTGTAAAAGTTGATCAGCTAAAGTACCTTTAGCTGCTGCTCCAGAACCTACAAACTGTCCACCAGCACTTCTTCCTAGAAATAAATTTTTAACATCGTCTATGTCAACAGCACCTTTATTTTTTGTAGTGTTTACAAGCCTGCCATTTTTTACTGTTATAAAATCTTCTGAATAGAATTTTTTACCAAAAAGCCTGTTGGTCTTTATATCAATTTGTCTTCTAGCTTCTTCTATTTTTATACTTATATCTAACTGTCTTTTACTTAAACTTCCTGCTGTATCACCTTGTTTTTGTAATCCAGCAAGTATTGTTTTATAATTAGATTTAGTAACAATATCGTCACCAACAAATATTGGATTTTCTCTAAATAATTGTTTTTCTCTTTCAACTCCAAATTTATCTATATACTTTTCTACACCGGTAACATCTCTACTAACTAACATTCCTGAACTAGAGAATGATTTATCTCTAGCTAATCGTTCTATTAAGTTTGCTTGTGCTGCGGTAGCACCGCCTCCTCCACCGCCAGACAGACCACCAGCTTTAAACTGTTTGTTATATCTCCTTATATCTTTATCAAGTTTCAATATTTCGCTTTGTAATGTTCTTGCAGTATTTGTCATATCTTCTAAATCTTTTGCAAAGCTAGAAGTTATAACAGGGTTTCCTTTTGAATCAACTTTATATGTAATATTATTTGAAATATTGTATTGACTAGTTGCAATATTGCCACCTTTGGTCGTTACCCATTTACCTTTAGAATCGTCCCAAACTCGCATATCTTTTAAAGTTATATCTCTCTCTACTTGACCCCTAAGTTGTTTATTAACTTCTGCAAGCTCTCTTTGTGTTAATCTAATTCCATCTTTTTTAAGTTGAGGTAACATATTTTGTATTTGTTTATCTGAAAGATCTGAATAACCTTTTGCTCTTGCTGCGGTATACGTTCCACCAAGACTATACATTTGTCTTTCACCATATTCTATATCCATAATCCTTTCAAATCTTTTAAGGTCTAGAACTACTGCATTAGTTACTTTATTTCCTTTAAATTTAAAATCTATAACTCCTTCAGCTCTAGCATATTTCAATTGCTCTCTAGTCTCTTTAGTCATTTTTATCATTCCTAAATCTAATATATTATGTTCAGCAATTTTTACTTCAGCAGTATCTAGTACTGAAGATTTGTATCTGTTACCTTTTCCAGCTATATACCTAGCTCTACCTTTATCAGAAGCTTTTAACATTCTCATATCTGCAACAATAGGTATTTGACCTGTGTCTAAAGAAACTCCGACATCATATTCTTTTGATCTAGTTCTTTTGTACTCTGAAACTTCTTCAGTTTTATACTTACCTCTAGGTCTGTAATTCTTACCTCTACGTTTAGAGTCTTTAGTCTTTTGAGGTGGTTTACGTTTGTAACCTTTTACTTTATGAGTTTCTTTTACTAAAGACTTACGACCTCCATATAAAAATTCCATACTGGCTTTTGCTCCTGCTTCTAAAGCTTCGTCATATGTACTTTCAGGTAGTCCATAGTATCCACCCATTTGTCTACCTTTATCACCTCTGTAAGTCATATCTGCAGTCTTTTTTCTTCTTCCGTCATATTTATTACCAGCTTTAATATTTTTTTGTTCAGTTCTACTTAACTTCCAACCAAATTTTGCAGACTTATCTTTAGTAAAACTCCAATTTAAAGCATTTTCTGTAGCAAATTCATCTTCAATAAAATTATCACCAACTGTTCTACCTTTAATGACTCTACCTTTACTATCTCTTTTAACTCTTTCTGGTCTAAACTCTTGTTCTGCTTTAACACGTTCACCATCTTTAGAAAGCCAAACTTTATACATAGCTTTAGCTCTTTGACTTTCATTAATTTGTAAAATTGATTTAGTTGCTAAACTTCCTAATCCGTGAGGGTCTACTATTTCAGCAATTTTCTTTATTGCAGGAGCGTATAATTTTGCTGTAAACCTAAGAGCTTTTTGAGCAAAGAAACTAGGAGGATAGACTTTATCATTCTCTCCAGTCGTTGGATCAAAAAGTATACCACCATAGTTAGCAATCCATACATACGGTGCTTTATCGGCAACCATAACTCCGGGTGCAGAAGAACCAGCTGTAACTGTATATCTAGCAATAGTTTTACTATCTGGATTAAACTCTGGTTGTAACATTTGTACAGAACCAGCTAAGTTGTTTGGTGAAAATTGAATAGGATTTGTAGAACCTTTGAGTTGCATTGTAAAGCTTTCTCTAGGAGCTGTAGCTTGCATACCTAAAGCTAAACTTTTTTGCATCATTAGAAATACATTTCCTGAAGCATTTACATTAAAAAGCTTTTGATATTTATTTGTTGTTTTTCTTCCGAATATCCTCATTGAAGGTTTTTTTTTGATACCGTGTATTTTTCTGTTCATCATACCTCCGATTCTTGCTCTTACTAATCTAAGAGCAATGTTGTTTGCTGGAGGTAATATTAAGTTTGTAGCTAAACCAGCAGCTCTACCAAATGCACGATTAATTACACGTTTTTTTACATTTCTATTCATAACAGCATTAACGTCACGAGCTAGTCTGTTATATTTTAGAATTTCATTTCTAGCAGATCTTATACCGCCTGCATTTTTAGGAGCTAAAGCAATTACAAAACCTGATCTGCTAGATATATTTCTTGCAATAGAAGATATTTTATTTGTTAAAGACCAATTGCCTTTTGTACCTTTTACTCTATGGTCGTTTTCGTTTTTAGTCCTGTATCCGAACACCAAAGGTTTTACTCCCTATAGAGACAACTTATTACAGTATAACAGTCTTCACTTTTAGCATTTCTTGCTGTATAAACACCTGTTATTTCATAATATTGTGAATTTTCTTTTATTCTGTCATTAGCTTTTACATTTACAGTGTCATCAAAATAAATAGTAATAGACTCAATAATAGTGTTTCTTCCATCTCTGTCCTCAACACTACCATTTCTAATTACCCTACACTTTACATCTGTTTGATTATCTTGCCAGTCTGATGTTAAGTTACCTCTATCATCTACACCAGAAGCAGAGTGTCTTTGAATTGTTACAGTATCGTCTAAATAATGATTGTTAAGAGTCATATTGTAATGATACAATAAAACCTCTGTTGATTAGAAGAAATCGTCTATGAAGATAGGTCCATATTCACCATAAGACACTGAATATATACTATGACCAAAAAAATCTAACGCCATTTGCCAAGCTTGATCGTTCTTTGTCATACCAGTATCGTACTCATCTTCCCAATCAATACTTTTATCATCTATATATTCGTTAAATAAATTATTAACAATTATACCTTGTGAATAAGCAACACACTCACCTAGATTAGGAACTGATGCTATACCTAATATTGCATTGTCGTGTCCTTCTAAAAATTCTGCTTCAGGATTTGCATCCTGTATATATCTAATTACTTCCTGTATCTTTTCTTCTTGATTCATTCCATTTTCCTTTCAAATAAGCAGTAAGAAGCATCCTTACAGCATACGAGCTTCCCTGTTGTTTTCTACCATCGTAGATATCGTGATGAGTCATACATAACACTGCAACATTTTCAGGATTGTATTTTCTTTCTTCATTACCACCCATTCCTTTGCCGTGTATATGAGCCAACTGTAATTGTGACCTTGCTCCACACTCAGCCCATTCACATTTATTACCCGCTCTCATAAATGCCATAAGTCTAAGTTTGGTCATACGTTCATCAGCCATAAAGACATTATACACATATAGAAAAGAAAAACTGGGTACTAGACCCAGTTTCTCTAATCAATTAAGGAGGCTACTTATGTTCTATGAAAGGATTGGTTAAATCCTTAAGATCATTTATAACCAGATTTAATTATAAGCATATAGTTTATTTTATGCCAAGCTCTTTTCTCGATTTGCTTTTCTATGACAAAGAGCGCATATAGATTCTCTTTGGTTTTTAACTTTTTTAGATTTGTTAAATTTATTTAAAGGTTTTTCTTTTGCACAAAGTAAACAAGTTTTCATATTTTCTTCAGATTTTAAAACTTCTTTATATTGTTTTGTAGCTTCTCTAAGTGATACTAAACAAACTTTACAATACTGAGTGTAACCACTTTTATACTTTTGAGAAGGTTCAAAATCTGATACAGATTTTTCTTCTTGACATTCTAAACATTTTTTCCATTCAGGATTCCAAGATAATTTATCTGCTTTTGTTTTAGCTTCTTCTACTCTTTCAACAAGTTCGGGCATATCTTTCATCCAAGCTTTAAACCGTTCATACCCAATAGGAAGTTCTTCGTATGTTTTAGAAGTCGTTAAAGAACCTTTACCTTGAGATATTCTGTCTAAAACAATTTGAGCTATTTCTGAATTATAAGCTGACCTAGGAGCAATTCCTGCTTGCTCTCTTAATTGTCTAACTCTTTCGTCTGAGACTCCCCATTCTTCTGCCCATAATGATAATTTTTTATGGGGATCTTTTAAGAAAAGTTCTCTTGCTTCTTCTACTGTAGGCGCTATTCTATTTGGCATTGTTCCTCCTAACTAACCTTACTCGAAAAATATCCTTTTATAAGGCATTAAAGCTGTTATATCAAAAGCACTTAAAACAGGACTAAGTGTATTAGTAAGGGGATCTGAACCATAAGAAAGAGATAAGTCCCCTATTGACTCACTTGTTACGTTATAAAAATTACCTTTATTGTCGGTAGCTGATTTGTGTGAATCTAATTGTTCATTTTTCTGTATAGCAGAAAGTTGTAAAGTATTGTTTACTAATCTTCCAGCCATTCTTGCTGCAGTGTATTTTATAACATCAGGCATAGTTTGATATCCAGCTGCATAAACAACTGTAATGTTTTGCATTCTAGCATCAGACCATCTTGACTTACCTGTTTTAACTAGATATCCTTCTTCTAGATAGGCAACATAATCTCTACTGTTACCTTCTGCTAAAGTAAATCCATCTTCAGTTACAGAAGTCATACTAACTACAGGACTCACTTTTAAAAATAAATGAGTTCTTTCTTTACCGTCAAATGTTTCAGTTATTGAAGAATTATATTCAGGATCATATCCTAAAAATCTCTTTATAGCTGACTCACAATAAGGGATATAAACATTAGTTATATCTGTCTTAAGTGCAGTTGAATAATCTAATTGAACTATTGATTCAACATCAGATACAGTGCATAGAGCCATTTAGGACTCCTTACTTGTCTTCAGTATCTTTTGGCTTGACAGCCTTATTTTCTATTTCTTTTGATTCGGCAGCTTTTTTAGGTGCAGCTTTCTTTTTAGCAGGAGCTTTTTCTTTCTTACCCCAACCTTGCTCTTTTAACCAAGCTTCAGGATATTCTCTTCCTGCTTTGGCTACAAGTGCAGCATTACCTGATGGTGCATCTTGAAGATTACCTTCAAAAATTGTTCCATCTTCTAGCTTCCAAATATTTTTTTCTACTACTACGAACATAATTATATATTACCTCATCTACTCAATTCTCAAATAGTAAAGCGGTAGATAAATCTACCGCTTTGACTATACACTATTTACAAACTTTAGAAGTTTGTTATAGAACAGAAACTTTCAGCTCTATAAATAGGGAAACCTAATCTCATTGTCAATCTAATTGCCAATTGATTCTTCGCAAAGAAGTCACTATGGCTATCAGAGACAGCAAGATCTACCCCTTGTCTCATCACAACGTGTGCAGCTTCGCCACCACTGAATTTACCGACTAATGCGGTACCTTCAGCAATAACAGTTGATGGAACAACTTTTAGACCCCAAATTCTTGGAGCAGCATCAGCACCGAATCCACCTGCAACGACAAACAATGGGTTCTTAGAACCTGATGTTGTTATGTCAGAAACGGATGTTACGATTTGGTACCAGTCTGAAGGATGCATCACAATAGCGTCTGCTTCTGTGAAGGCATCTTTTCTAATTTCTGTAATGGCTTGGTAAATCTGTCCAAGTCTTCCTAATTCACCAGCATATGGTAAAGCGTAATCAAATGTATTGATTCCGGATTTATTTAATATACCTGTTAGGTTTGGAGCAGAACCATCACCATTAATAAGTTGATTGTCCATATTAAGCTTCATCATTGTTGAGAGACGAGAGTTTACATAACCTTGAACACCTGCTACATCTGCGAGCAATTCATCAGTAACTGGCAAGAATGTTGCCATTTTTCTGATGGATTCTGTTCTCTCAGTGAATGCTAAGGCACCTTCATTAGATGTACTAATGTCAGCAGCTTCAGCAACTGATCCAGCATTGTTTGTGAAAGTGGTTTCTTCGAGATAGACATATGCATTTTGGTTTGTTTCGATTTGATCGAATAATCCAATAACGCTATCTGGATCTCTAAGAGCAGTTTCTAAAATGCCCGGAGTTCTGAGAGACTCTGGCGGATAACCAGTTGTGTTTAAAGTTGTTTTATACTCATATGGGGAAAAATCACCTTTAGAGTCAACACCTTTAACTCCCTGATTTGTATATGCATTATATGCATCTGAATCAGTTAGTTGTTCACCAATTGTTTTAAAGCCTTTTGGCTCTTCAACTGGTGGAACAGGCATTGAGTTCACAGGTTGGTTTTCTATTTCGAGAGCTTTTGCGTTAGCACTTTTTGTTTCTTCGATTTTGAGATCTTCGACCATATTTGCTAGATCAGTATTAGCTTTCGCAATACTTTCTTTTTGATCAGCAGTATATTTGCCGTTTTCATCTGCACCCTCGAAGATACTTTTTAGTTCTTCACGCGATTTTACGATCTGTTCTTTCAGTTCGTTAACTTTACTCACTATTTATCTCCTACGATAATTATTACTTATACTTCAAGATCTACAGTCTCGGCTATAAGCCTTTGACCTTCAATCCATTCAGCGTCAAAATCTTCGTCAGTTGATTCGCTGTTATCCTCTGGTTCTTCGGATACTTCAGAAACAGGAGTTTCTTCAGTCTCTTCTTCCTCAGAATCGATGTCAGAGACATCTTCGTCATATTCGTTGACTACACCGTTATTCTCATCAACGTCTACATCGCCAGTTGGTTGCTCTTCTACTTCTGACTCTGAAACTTCTTCATCACCGAACTCATCGACAAATGAGTCTAATTCTGCCCAAGCATCGCTAAGATCGTCCTGAACCGCGCGAAGAGCTTCAGTAGCTTTTACGCCTAATTTTCTACCGTCTTTTTCACGGAGGGACGAAATTGCTTTCGCCCTTGTAATAAGGTTTTCTAATGCAGCAAGCACATCTTTGACCTCTTCGGAAAAAGTCTTATTGACCTTTTCTGAAACTTCTAATTCTTTTTGTTCTTCAGCATCTTCTGCTGGAGCTTCCTCTGCAGGAGCTTCTTCTGCAGGAGCTTCCTCTGCTGGAGCTTCCTCTGCAGGAGCTTCTTCAACTACTTCTTCTTCAGAAACTTCTTCAACAGGTTCCTCTTCAGGATCTGGTTGATTCATACTTTCTGTAGTCATAACAGCTTTTTCACCTGAAAGTTCTTCTAATAACTCAGTATTAGATTTAATAGCCATTGTGTATGTTTCTTGATTAGCACCAACAAGTACTGGTGATACTTCGTAGACAGTTAGACCTTTAAGAAATCTAACATCTTCTTCTTCCTCAGAACCGTCTTTTTTAAACTTACCGTATTCAGAATCATCAACTTTAAAACCGAAAGACCATTGTTGTAATTCACCCATAGCCTTTACTAAGTTGTAAGCTTCTCTTCCTGATTCTGTATCCATAAAGAACTGACCTTTGAATGTCGCTTTATTATCGTCTTGTTCTATTTGACCTTTACCAATTGGCATATCCCATTTGTGAGCCCATACCATAGGCACATCTCCTGATTTAAAACCTGATTTAATAGAGCCTGCTTTTACAATGTCGCCATCTGAATCTATTTTATCGAATACCGAAAAAACCGCAGCGACTTCACCTTTTTCGTCATTCTTTATTTCTAAGTCGATTGACTTGATATCAAAATTTTCTGACACTTAAACTCCTATATATATTAAATTGCCAATATCATATATAAGTTTATCAGCAGAACCTATTTCTTAACGACTACTTTTAATAGATTTATTTAGTGATGTCAGATATGATTCTTAGACTTGAAATAGGCATTGTTACTCTTCTGTCTGTTCTCTTATGTGAACCGTCTTCCAAGATTTGCCAAACTTGCATAGTAGCTTCTTTATCTGTGTTATTTACAGAGACAACTACACCGTGAACTGTTGATGGTGGTTGTGGACTTTTATCTATGCTCCAAGATACGGATTGACCTGTTCTAACAGACTCTGCTTTAAGACCAGATTCAATTGCAGCTGTTAATACTGCATCTGAACTTTTACTAGAGTTAGGATGTCCTGATGGAAGTAAGTCTGTATCGTATGGTTTTCTTTTGAATTTACCATTTCTTAATGCGTACAAAAAGCCGTTAACTCTGGCTAACGCCCACTGGTCAGCACCTGAAACATTACCCCTAACTGAACCCGGATTTGTTCTATAAGCACCAACTCCTCTGTTAAATACTTTACCTAAAGTACCTGCAGAAGTTTTGTATTTAGCACTGCTTGCGTTATGATCAGAAGCTTTCTGTCTTAAAATTTTTCTTATTCTAGGAGAGATAGCTTTCATTACCATTTCTGCTTCTAGTTCAGCAGCTTTTTTTCTACGTTCTCTAACAAGTTTTTTTCTTTCATTAATAACAGCTTTCATAGCTGGAACACCTATGTTAAGAACTCCACCCCATTTGATAGCAGCAATGACACCGTTTAATCTTTTATCATTTTGATGTCTTCCCATATAACGTTCTCTTCTTCTTACCCAGTTAAGAACAGATTCACTTCTATCTCCTGATTGATATGCAGACCATCTCCTAAAAGCATCATTGCCTGTGAATGAAGTTGGAGGATTACCGCCATTGCCAGCCATTCTCCAGATTTCTCCCCAGTTCTCTTTTAGATCTTTTGCGTAACCATATGGAAATTGTTTATATTTTGAATTTGAAATTCTTACTGCTTGATTCATACCCGGACTTGGAAAGTTAGTATCGTCTTTTGCTTTGACAATTAATTTATTGTAATCTTCTTCACTTGAACAAGGCATATAAAATTTACCAGCAGGTCCTCTGTCTACTTCGTGATAACCATCGCATCCTAATTCTTTCGCTCTAGCTATAGCTTCTTCAGGAGTAGTGAAAGTATTTCTCATTAAAGCTGCTGGAGCTTTTTCTTCTGGACTGTGCAAGTCGTCACCTCTCTCGTACATTGCTTCTGCTTCTTCTAATGATACTTTAAGTTCCTCAACCATTTTGTCTATATAAGATTTTTTTGTACCTTCATAAGATTCGTGAGAAGCACAAGGCATATAATAAGTTATACCTTCTATTTCGTGTGGATGAGAACCTTCACAACCTATTTGTTTTGCTCTCTCTTCAGCAGCTTCTCTACTTACAAACATATCCATACCTCTTGTAGGTGTTACAGATATAGCTTGTCTTGTGGATTCAGGGTTAGCGTCTCCTGTGTCCATAACATCTTTCTTTTCTAATTCTTCTTGACTAACAAATGTTTGATCAATTGTTGCAGCAGGTATTTCTAATGGATCATCTTCACCCACTGGTATTGATTCATCTTCTGCATCTTCTTGAGCAGGTTTACCAGTTGCTTCAACTTGTTGCATATTAAGTGGTCTTAAATAAACATTATGAGAATCATCAGCAGCTAAACCAACTGCATTTCTAGCTTCACCAATTGTTGCCCAACCACCTGAAACAGCAGTGTTCATTCTTTTATAAAGTTCATCTTGGTCTTGAGATAATGCTCTTACGCTTTCAACTTCATATTTGCAATAAATATTATCATTATCATCAAATTCAGGTAGTAGCTGATAAGTTAATTCTTCTGCAACTGTTCTCCATAGGGGAACAAGTTTTTGTTCAGTAAAATATTCTCTTAATTCTCTAGTATTACTATAAGTAGCTGAACTAAGACCAGCACCTAAACCAGCAAGTACAGCAGGAACTCCCATAACAGCTGAAACTCTTTCTTCTGGTAGTCTTCTAAGTTCTATCAAGTTCATATCTTGAGGACTAAAAGAAACAACATCTATGTTCATTGAACCAGTAAGAACCATTGGCATACCTCTATTAGCTCCACCAAATTTTGATTTATACATTTCAGATATAGCTTCTGCTTCTTCTCTTGTTGGTCCACCCATAGCATCAGATGAAGGAGAAAGTATAACTCCGGGTATTGCCATATTGTGTAACAAAGCAGTTGAGTATTGACCTGCTGCTTCATCTCCTAATATTTCTCGTAAAACTGTTTTTATTGGTGCGTAACCTCTTCTATGATCATTTGGGTCTACACCTGTTCTAATATGAATTATATCTTTAGGGTCAATGTCAACTGTGTCTGTAGTTGGTGTGTACTCATACCTTGTAATTAATCTTTCTGTATCACCTTTTGGTTTAACAAAAGCAGGCATAAGAGGAACTAGTTGTACAACTTGTCCTTTATTATTTCTATTCTTAAAAAGATAAGCATCTCCCTCCACACTTATGGAAGAAACTAAATAGTGTGAAAGTATTGCACCGGACATAAAAGGATTTGGTCTTTTAAATAGTTTTGATACAGGATGTTTAGCAAGTACAATATCTTGACCTACTTCATCTTCCTTCATAACATTTAGTTTTGGTTCAGCAAAAGCTGTAGCCAAAACAGAAAGACAAGCGGCAACTGCGGAGTTACCAGAACCGTTGCCAATATCTTCTAATTTGTCAGAAGGAAAGTATCCTGATTGTGTGTTATATCCGTATACAGATCTATCTAGCGCTGATGCTAGTGATTGATTAAAATTTAATCTTTTTAACTCGCTTCGTCCTGATGGAGTTAATCGTTTCGTAAATCTTTGAAACGCATTTAATTCGTTAGCCATTTATCTCCTAAACTAATAAGCAGTCCATTGTCTACGCTCGTTCAAGTTCAGGACACCATATCCGAGTGCGTCTACCATATCATCGTGTGCTCCGACAGGAAAGGTGAATAACTCTCTTTCCATATCATCAAGCCATTGAGCGTCTAATTTAAAATAGACATCTCCAGACTCCATTCTAGCACTAAGTGTCAAAGCTCGCGCAACTTTATCCTTATCTGGTCTGACTTCTTTTACACGCATTCCTTGACGTTTTGCCATCTGTATTAAAGAAAGTTGAAAACCCTGTCTTTCCATAGTTACCCATCCAGCTTTATGTTTATCAATCATTCTTTTAATTGCACCCAGTATATCTGGTCCTTCAAACCTTTGTCTTAAACAATCTAACACAATCATCTTGTTGTCAGGTGTCAAAGCACAAGCTACAATTGCAGTATAGTCTGCATCTTCTTCAACTGAAGTAGCTATATCAGTTGCTAAAAATATAGTACAATCTTTTTTAAAATATGTTTCTCCATCTAGTAAAAAATCACCATTGTCGGTATAAGACCAATATTTCATCCATTCAGGTTTAATCATACCTTGACCAGCCTCAACAAATTCAGCCATATATTCTTGAGCAAACACAATAGAACCTACTTCTGTTTTAGCTTGATCAACTTCATCAGGGTCTATTCTTGGATTATCGTAAGTTGAAAATCTAAATCTTTCCCAGTTATCTGCAGTACCAGCAGTTTCCCATAAGTTATAAAACCAGTTATTCATACCCATAGGTGTACTAATAAATAATGCTGAACCTTTTCTTTCAGTAAGTGTAGGTCTAAGAACTTCTTGCCAAACTTCTGGCTTAATAAAGGCAGCTTCATCCATAACAATAAAATCTAAACCTTCACCTCTTAGACGTTGAGGATTGTCAGCTGACCTAACAGCGATTTGACCACCATTAGCTAAAGTAAATTCCATATTAACAATAGATATATTGGGTTCTATTTCTTTAGGAAAGGATTGTGCTGTAGCTTGAATATCTCTCCAACCTACTCTAGCAATAGCAAAAGTAGGAGCAATCCACCAAGCTCTACCTCCTCTTAATGCAACTTCCATACACATTTGTACACCAAGTCTAGTTTTTCCAAATCGCCTACCAGCACAAAGTATTTTCCAACGAGCATCAGAATCAAATACTTTTTGTTGTGATGCGTGTAAGGGAGGTAGTTTAGGAATGTATAATTTTGATTCATTTACCATATGGCTATCCTGTTAAGGGACAGCCATTGATGGGAGGAAGTCGGAGTGGAAGACCGACTAATGTATGTTACCATATCAAACCTGTTCTTACTGTATCTTTTAATTCTAATACTCTCCTCTACTCTCATCTCTTCTTATCTTCTCTCCTCTTCTCTCCTCTAGATGCGTTAGTGACGCGTTAGTAACGCGTTACCATTTATACTTTATTTTCTTGGCTTCGTTGTATTGTTGAAAAGATTTAGGGCTTAAATCACTAGGATCTCCGTCCCATTCTACATCTACAGGTGTTTCAAACATAACATTTTTAGAAACTTGTCTTTTTGTAGGACTTTCACAAAGTATACACTTAATGACTGGATCTTCAGTTATCTTATGAGTTATCTCGAACATTTGTTCGCATTTACTACTTAGGCATTTATAATCATATCTAGGCAAGTTTTACTCCTGTGTATGTTTCTAATAATTTTACTCTATCTATATGGTTTAATTTGTAATCTTTCCAAATAGTTACATAATCTAATTGTTGATGTTTAATCAATTCATAAGGTTGTAAGTAATCAGTGTAGTTCCATCTGCTCTGTCCGTTGTGTGTATGCAATATGGTTCTATTTTCATAAAGGTGAGCAATAGTTGGTTGATCGAATAAAGGAGTTAATAATGTATATTCCTTACTAAGTAATTCTGCTGTTTGTATCCAATGTTCTGTATGCATTGGTAAATCTGATAAATCATTAAAAAAATTACTTTTACTAAAAGCAAAGTTACCATTCCAAAGTAGGCACTTCATTACACCTTTTTCGTCATATTCGTGTATGTCGATATATTCAGGATACATTGTGTAATATTCGTTACTTCCGTACTTATACATTTTACCTGTAAATTTAGGGTATGCTAATTTTGATTGGTGTGGTGCAAAAGATCTATTTTCTCCATCTGAATAAAAATGACCTGCAAGACCAGTAAATATAACATTAGTACTAAATCTTTCTATAGCTTCTTTTAGTAAAGTATCCCAATGCTTACCAAACAAACTATGCGAATCAATCGACATAACATAATCTTCTCCTTGGTACATAGATCCAGCTTTTATTCTTCCTTTACCTATTCCTAAGTTTTGCCAACTAAGTTCATCAGTAAATAAAGACATATTGTGTTCTAAAGAAAAATCGTATATCCTTTTTTCCCAAAATTCATTTTCACATAATGCATAAACACCAAAGTGTATATCACTAGGATTATCAGCTTGTTCTAAACAGTTTTCTATTGTATTAAAAAACTCTTGATCGTGTATTACTGGAATACCAATATAAATACTACTCATCAGTAAACAAAGAATAAAAATAGTTTAAATATTGATTCCTTTTTTCTCTAGGTATCCAACACATAATCATTGCTGCTGCGTGTTCTAAATTTCTTTTTATTTTTTTATCTGCAGCTTTCTCCGGCAATTTCTCCTCCTTCACAACAAGCTATTGCTTTTTGTTTATAAACAATACATTCTTTATTATAGCAGTATAACCCAGCGTGGATTTCTATTAAGAGAATTTGACAGACAGGACAGTTCAATTATATTTTACAGGAATCTCCACAGTCATCATCATATTCGTGTGATGTATCTACGAATATAGGATTATCTGTAAACATATTTTCTGGTAGTGTAAAATCTTCTTCCATTATCTGTTCGCTTCCAACCAACTAATTCTATCTTTGAGTTCTCTAATTTGTTGTAAATCTTGTTCTTGGTCAATAAGTTGTGATTCAAGACGAATAATTTGTGTTTTCATATCATCCCATTCCCATTTTTCTATTTGAACATATTGGTTAGTATCATTAGTCATTTCTAATTTCTGAACTTTTTCAAACAAAACAGCTATATCGCCCTGTACAAATGTGCTTTCTTTAAGCATTTCAAAATCTACTTCAACTTGATTCATTCTGTCATCAATGTTTTGTAGTGTATTAACTATGTCTCCAGCAGTAGATAGACCTGCACCAACAGAACCCATAAGAGCTATAGCTGTTGCTATTAAACCTAGATTATCTTTTATTTTATCTAACATTACATAACCGACTGAACTAAGACTACTAGTGCTGAAACTGCAACCACCCAACCACTTAATTCGGTTCTTGAAATTTTTGTATTAGTTTTTTCGTGTAGGTCATCAATTCTATTGTTAATTTTATCTTGACCTTCAAGAATCATCACAAGCATTTCTTTTTGAGTGAATCCGTTACCTTTGTTCTCTGTCATAATTTTTTTCCTTTAAAAGCTTCATTTATTTCTTCTAGTGTAAGTTTACCATCGTCTAAAAAACCTCTAGCTAAAGATTCAGTTACCTTGGCGACACCCAAAGCACCGGCTAATAGCACAGAACTTAGGGTGTCAATACCGATTATGCTACCAGCACCAATAATAGCTAAACCATTGGCAACAAATACTGCAATCATTCTTGCAAATATCATTCTGATCTTTTCAGTGGTAGTTAAACCGTTAGGCATTATTTAGTTGCCTCCGCAACAACCGCTTCCGCAGCATTCCATACTAATCTCTCAATCTGATAGTAATTAACCAAATTATTGTAGATACCACTATCGCTATACCTACAATATCTTGTGCGGTTCCTGTCAACGTGAACCAAGCTATAAAAAAACCAAGCAAAGTAAATACTTGTGCTATAGATTCTTTTACAACATCTACAAGCCATTTCAAAATTTGTTTGAAACTTAATTTTTTAAACTGTCTCCAAGACCATTTAAAAGAAACCAAAAATCCTTTTATAGATAATTTTATAAAATGATATGGTAAACCTAGCAGGTCGTAACCCCAGTTAAATAACTTTTTAATCATTTAAAATCTCCTAGTAACAAGTGCACCCGCTTGTGCTATTATTTGTGACGCAAGAATTACAGGCACTACGACCTCCTGCGCCTTTTCTTTTTGGTCACTAGTCATATCATACCCTATGTTGCTAATTCTTATTTCTGAAAAATCTACATCAACTAAAGAACTTACAGGATTTTCTAAAAAGTTTTCTACTTGAACCTCTGTAACAACGTCAGCTAGCGTATAATTCTCAACATTTTTATTTTCTATAGCTCTGTCTACATATTCATTAACAGCTTCAGCTACAGCAGGTTCTTTCTCTGCTTGCTTTGCAACTATCTCAACATCTTCAGCAGCAGTTTCCTCATCTTTGAAACCTAATACTTTACCAACTTCTTTTTTTTCTTCAGTAGTTAATTGAGCTACAGTTTCAACTTTGGTAACTTCTT